CACCATAAACCCAAGAGTTAGGATCTAGCTGCGTATTCATTTTTCTCTCAAGAGAGCCGACTGTACTTGCCGCATACTTAGCTTTTTCCATTAATGAATCTAATGACTCTGTTTTGTCATCAAACTTAAGATCTTTAATTCCTGAAAAATCTACTTTAGATTCAACTTTACTTGTTACTGTTGTATTAACTGACTTAGGGTTTTCTAGTTCATGAAGTTTTTTTTGAGTTCTTTCTGTTGCTAATTCTAAAGCTTTTAGTGATTGATAGCGTTTATCGAATTTTAACGCCTCATCTCTATACTCTGGCTGTAACTCACCAAGTTTAATAATTCTTGTATGTAAACCTTCTAGGTCTATAACTCCGTCTTTGTACTGTTCAATATAGCGGTTAAAGTTTTCATCCTTATCAAGCTTTTCCCACTGGTTTGTAATCCAATTATTAGACCAATAAGAACCATTCATAAGCTCGTCTTGAACTTCTGCCATATCTCCTTTTATTTGCTCTAGCTGCTCTAATAAAGCAATTTTCCTAGCCTTACCTGTTGTTTTGGTTAATTCATCTGTTGCATCGGTTAAACCCTGAGTACTTTTTCTAACTTCTTCAAGCTCTTTAGAATATTTACCGGCAACTTCTGCTGATTTATCTGTTTCTTTTGTAAATTGATAAATACTAAACCCTGCGATAGCAATAACACCTAGTGGCCCACCAACTAAGCCCATTGCAGCAGTTAAGCCTCTTGCTGCCACACTCATTGCGGACATCGCTGCTATTTGAGCAGTTGCCGCCTTACCTGCTATAGCTGAACTTGCTGCTAATGTTAACGCCATATTTCTAGTAGCTAATGTTGTTGCTGTAAATGCAGTTGTTGTTGCCACAGCACCTAATTGCATAGCTTTAAAAGCACCAAAAGCTAAAGCCGCATCTTTTAAAATGTCTAAGTTATTAATAACACCTGTAATACCGTTTGTAGCAACAGCTAGGCTTTTACCTAAAACTTCTGCGCTTGCTGCATTTTCTTCAAAAGACTTGGCAATAGATTTATTTAAATCAATATAAGCATCATTAAAGCCAGCATTACCAACATCTCTTTGATAGCTAGCCATTTGATCAGCCTTATTACTAATAGAACCACCAATGGCATCCATTTGTTTTTCCATAGCTCCTGCAAACTGAACATTACCGATATCAGTTAAATATTTTTTAATGTCTTCTGCATTTTTTTGAACTGTTGTTGTCACTCCTTGGAAAGTAAGAGAAACTTCTTCTCCTTGTTGGCTTGCTTTAATACCGAATTCTTTTAGTCTCTCAAATTCCATGGTTGAAGCATCAGCAATAGCTTCAATAAATTGCATGATGTCTTTACCCATAGCACTTGAAGTATTACCATAACTTAATAATGCCTCTTCTGAAGGTTGAAGACCTAATGCTCTTAACTTTATCCAGGCATCTGTTAAACTTTGTAAGGCATATGGTGTTTGTGCAGCAAACTTATCTAATTTAGATAATACTAAAGCCGCTCTATCTGCATCTTTTTCAACTACAACTAATGATGCTGATAATGTTTGAAACTCTGTGTTTGTTTGAATAATTCCACTAATTGTTCCTTGAATACCTTGAAAACCTAAATATGCTCCTGCAATACCTGCAAAGGCTTGCATAGATTTACCAACTGTACCAACAGTACTATTCAGTGCCATTAATGATGAATTAACAGGCTTTGCAGATGCCGTAATACCGTTTAAGGCTACAGTACCATGCTTACCAAGCCTTTTTAACTTAGCTTCCGCCTCTTTTTCACCATTAACATTTAAATATACGCTTAACTTATTTGTTGACATAAAAAATACTCCTAAAACATTGTTCTAGGAGTATTTTATATTAATAATTAGTTTGGAGATTTTGCGTATAACCTATAAAAATCTTTAGATATTTTTTGTGCTAATTTTAAGTTAGGTTTTGGCATGTACCTAGACATCGTATCTCTTTGGACTTTAGAATAGATATATCCATCAGCTGCAGATATATTAAACCAAACATATGACATTATATCTTTAGGTTGACCATACCTAAACAAATTATCATTTATAATTTCTGCATTTCTGTACTTCTTAGGTAACCTATTTGAATATGAACTATAGCTTTCCTGATACATTTCTGCCAAATCATACTGAGCATCAGCATTCCCATTTTTAGCTGCTTTTTCCATTAATTCAAAAGCTTTATCTGCATCTTGTAATACACCAATACCATCTTTATATATATAGCTAGTAATAATAAAAGATTTTAGATAGTTTTCGCTCATTGCCCTATAACAGTAATCCATGCCATTATAATTTTTTTTAACATCATTATAGTGTTTATAGTATATTTGACATAAACCTGAATAAGCTCTTCCTTTATTCTCTTTTTCTAGCTTATATAAGAGATCAATACTCTTATTAATATCTTGATAATACCCATCTTTTAAATAAAAAGATGCCATTTCAAAGCTTTCTGCTGATCTATTCAGCTCCATTAAATTGAAAGTATCTTGGTATAATCTAGGGTACTTTTCTAAAATATATTTATTTATTATTAATAAAATTGAAATTATTAAAACTATCAATACCAGTATTTTTGATGAGTATAATTTTTTTATAGACATACCAGTCTCCTTTTTTTACAAGACTACACCATAAGTTGATATTTAGTCAATATAAAAAACCAGTCCTAAGACTGTTTTTTATTTATATCCATTTGTGCTAGTGCATAGCCATGGCTTGCAGCTTTTAAGTACTCTTTAGCAAAGAACATATCAAGATCATCTAGTTTAGCTAGCTCTAGAGCTTCTAATAGTGGGAATTTATCACCCATTTGGGAATCTAACTGAGTAATTAGTTGCCAAACTTGATTGCCTTCTACTGTTTGCGGTTCTAAATCTAAACCACCACTTAAGTAGCTAGCTCCATTGCCATATCGCCATCTAACTAGATCTATAATGACTTTTTTTCTTCTTCTACTTGCCTTTGTAGTTCCATATATTGAATAAAGAATTGTTCTTGTAATGCTCCATCAGCCATAAGTAACTCAATGTTTTCATCATTAACAGGGATTTCTTCTCCTGCAATTCCAACACCTTTCCATTCAAGAATAACTAGTTTTGCAAACTCAGTATTAAATACACAAGTAAACACTCCTGTTACAACATCTTCATCATCCATATTAGGAAGTTTTGTTTCAACGCCTTGCTCTAACTCTTCAGCTCTTTGTTTTTTTAGAGCAATAACTGATTTAGATGCTTTAAGCTTTGCAATCGTATGATCTTGAGATCTATGTGGTTTACAAGTTATTTCAGCATCGCCAAGCTTAACAACTACTAACTCATCTTTTCTTGATAAATCTAACATTAGTAAACATCCTTATCATTAATTAATTCAACTTCTACAGCTTTACCTGCTGCTTTATTTTGTGCAGCTTGAAAATCAAAGCTTAGTTCAATTCCACCCGGGCCGTCGATTGACTTACCTGGAGCTGAAATATAAGCCTCTAAAACTTTAATTTCTAGCTTTTCAGTAGCTGACTTCATAAAGCCTAGGTTAATAGCTACAGGTGTGCCAGCTTGAGCTTTTTGTAATAACGCTTTATCGGTAAATCTTACAACAACAGAACCCGTAGCATTAAACATTCCAACATCAACACCTGAAATTTTATTATCAGACCTGATTGTTTCAACGGGAGTCATATTATTAGTTAAAGCTAAACTTGCAGATAGAATCTCAACATTAGAGCCATCAATATCAACTGAACCATTAGCATTCATAAATTGATAATAATCTAATACTGTAGGGCTTGCTTGAACAGATGCATTGCTGTTTTCTTCTCCTTGAGCAAGGATAGATGCGCTAGTAGCGGCTTTACCATCGGGAGTCCAATCAAAACTCATTTGATTAATTTTACAACCATTAAATAAATCATAATCAGCTACTTCTTTAAATGATTTTTCAATAGTAAATGATGGAAGAAAGTCTTTCCCTGATGAAAATACATGAGTAAATACTCCTGTTGCCTCTGTTGTTACTGGAGATCCTAGTAAACCTTTTAATAAAATACCGATGTTTCTTAAATCAACTGATACTTTCATATCACCTGATACACTTGTTCGACCTAATGTAGGTGCTTGTGCTTCTCTGCCCATACCTAAATCATCATTTTCAATTAAATCTCTCTGACCACTTAAACTAATTGATTTAAATGGTAGCTTGAAAAACTTATCTGCTGTTGGAGTAACACCGTATGTTGTCTCTTCAGCAATTAATACCTGAGAATTAGCCCCAGTTGCTACTTGTTTACTCATATTTGATTCCTCTTTTTAATATAAAAAAATATCCTATAACTAAGTATAGGATATTAAAGAGGTTGGGGATTTGCTTTTATACAGAAAAAAAGGAGTAGCATACACTACTCCTTTGTCTTCGTAAATGCCATGAGCATATTAAAGTTTTACCTTCAACATCTACTTACCAAGGCTTCTGGCCGGCTTTGTTGTAGTCAGTATCATAATCGTTGTCATCATCATCAGGATCTATTCTCCCTTCTGCGACAAGACGTTCATAGCATTGTGTGCAATACTTGTCACTATATGGTCCATTAGCTGGTTTTTCTTCACACTCTTCGCACATGCCATCAGACATATGTAACCTCCAAAAGGTTAAAGTTAAACGCTATAGCATCATAAGTAGAATGACGCCCCTTGCATATAAAATATAAGAATAAAAGAAGAAAAAACAACCTTTAAAGTTGTTTTTTTAAAAAATCTGTAAAATCTTTTATTTCGTTGGTATATATATTATGAAGGTTATTTCTCTCTGTTTTATCTGTTAATATTTTTGTTAAATACCCTGAATGCGGTCTAAGCTCTGTACCTGCATTTGAAATAATACTAGTTATTAACATATGTTGATATTCTATATCCCTATTTTTATAAAACTCTTGTAACAATTTGATTAGGTTTTTATGCATCATTAAATTTCTGTGCCAGCAGTCTTGAATCTTATCATTTTCACCTTTTTTTGTCATAATAATAACTTCAGGGTAAAAAGTACCACCTCTTTCAGGGTGACCTTCACAAGAGCTTACAGTTTCAAAACCTAAACAGTTTAAAGCCGTTACTAAGTCTATAATACCAGGTTCAATCTTTTGACCTAGCTTATCTTCTTTTTTTAACATTTCTTTCTTTACTTCTTCAAATCCGCTCACTTTTGCTACTTTCAATTAATTACAGTTACTTATAGAGTATAGTATTAATTATCATCAAAAACAACTACTAAGTTAAAGCTAGATAGTTTAAAAGCAGCACCATTTTCAGGTTCTAGTAGTGAAGTTTCTGATTGAGTAAAGCTTAAATCTTTGATTAAATCATTAAGATCTGCATTATTTTTTATTGTAGATCTTATTTTTTCTTCAAAACTATCAAGCTCAATATTAATGTCTTTACTCTTTTCTTCTTGAATATATAGCTCTAATGGGATTTCTAACTGAATTGTTTCAATTTTAGGACTTAGAATAGTATCAATCACATCAGAAGAACCATCAATAACATTAACTAGCCTATCTTCTGAATCTAACTCTAGTTCAACTTCTTTATTTCTAAATAATATAAATTTATTAGCAATCATAATTGATTCTAAGCCATTATAAAGAGCTTGCATAATTTGTTCTTTTTTTGTCATTTTATTTCTCCGTCTTAGCTATTTCTTGTTTTAAATAAAGCTTTAGTTTTTTCTGTGAGTTTTTTCCAGCTTTCTCAAATTTAAGCTTTTTAGTATGTCGAGTCTGTTTCTTTAAAAAGAAGTATATCACAGTTTGAACTTCGTCTTGTCGCCTTCGGCTCGATGCAGCTTCAGATTCATTACGAGAATTAATTTTTCTTATAGTTTTTTTACCTGACTTCATCGTTTTGTGAATAGTTTGCCCTACTAGATATGAATTACCTTTAGTATCTTGAGCAAAATATAGCTCAGGAAATGATTTTGGCCAATTAGAGGGACTGTAACGCTTTCGTCTAGATTTGGGTACATTATCTGTAGGTATTGCAAGCCATTTACCTTTAGTTGGCTTTCTAATGCCACCATTTTCAAAACCTTCCATAATATGAGGCGATTTAGTATATACAAGAGCTTTTTTAAACTTATCTTTTTTATTATGATTATAAAAGTTAACTCTCCAACTTTTAGCTAACCCATAACCAAGCTTTGCCCTTTGAGTTTGACCTACCATCTCTTTTTTTAAGTCATTTGCAGCAAGAGTAACAGCCTTATTTGCAGAACGCAATAACGCTTTATTTTTCTTTTCTAGTATTTTGTGTAAATCGCCCTTAAGAGCTGCTTTGAATTCCATTATTTTCTACAATTCCTTTTATAATACTTTATCAAATAATATCAGTTGGGGTGTCAGATAAAAGCTAGTACTTGAATATATAATAGTTTACAGATATACCTATTTTGACAATTCTCTATCTCTGAGAGTTTAGACCTTAAGGATTTGAATATGAACAATACAAATCAAGAAGTAGCAATGGTGGCTGCAAAATGGTGGGCCAATGACGGAACTAATCCCAAGATTGATATAGGGACAGGTAATCCCCAAGCAGAAATGCTAAGCACTATAAAAATGATGATTGCTAATGAAATAAATCAGGAAAATAATACATCCTATGCGTTCATTAAATTACTAGCAGGTCTCATAGAAAAAGACCTAGATCAAATACATCAATGCAGACTGCGTGTTGACTACGATCCTGATGATATGCTAATCCTAGCAGCCAAACAATCTGGATTTGACTACGATGCTCTCCCCATAAAGACATGTATGGCTATTACGCCAGAAGAAATATCTGTTTATTGTGGAGATTCTGCACGTGAGATAAAGATATACCCATCTGTCTCTTGAATAATGATATAAAACCCAAGCCCTGCTAATGCAGGGCTTTTTTATTCAATACTCACTTCATAAATATCATTATTAATTAATTTACCCGATGCTTTAAGTCTGTATCTATTATAACCGATTACTAACTCATCATATAGTTCAGGTTTAACTTCTGATTTAATTCTAATTGAAGGAGCTGTTCTTAACATTTGCCCTTTTACAGAAAAAGTTTTTTCCTGCTTAATAATAAAAATTTCAAACTCTGAACCGTCTTTCTTAACAAGCAAGCCTTGCTCACCACATTCGGTAAACAAAGCATTACTTATTTTAGAAAAAGCATTTTTAAACTTTTTATTCATTTGCTAAGCTTTCTTTGCTGTTGCTTTTTTAGCTGCTGTTTTCTTTGCAGGAGTTTTAGCAGGTTGTTTTGTTTCTGCTTTCTTTTCTTCTGCCTTAGGCTCTTCTTTAACCTGTTCAGCTTCTACAGGCTGTGTAGTTGCCTTTTTAGACTCTTTAACTTCTGTAGCTAGGTTTCTAGCAATTAAAGATCCTGCATCTTTTGAGTCCAAAGAAACTATTTCTCCTTTTTTATGAAATCCTTTATCAGATTGAACATTTGTTTTTAGTTTAATTTTAAGTTCCATAATATTTATTCCTTATTTTAGTATTTAGAGTTAAAAAGCCTACGATTAAGCAGGCTTTTTTATTTATTTTAAGCTACTGTTAAAGCATATGTAGCATCTGGTCTGTGTGGAATTGGCAGATAGCTTGAATCTACTTTAACCCAAGTTTCCTCTGTTTCATCATCAACAGGTAATCTTTTAGCTAAATAGTCCATAGCTTCAATTTTATCGCCCAGTTTTAGTTGGTCATAAAGTTCAGGTTTAACTGTAGAGTGAATTCTAATTGATAAAGAAGTTGTTAGCATTTTATTACCAACTGAAAAGCTTTTTTGATGCTTTACCAGGTAAATTTCAGACTCTGAACTGTCTCGCTTAACAAGCAAGCCCTGCTCACCAAATCTAGTGAACAAAGCATTGCTTACTTTATCTTTAATTTGAGATAGATTTTGCATTTAACTAAGCCTTTTTAGTTTCAGTCTTTTTTGCTGTTTTAGCAGATGCTTCTTTTTTGGGAGCTGTTGCTTTTGTTGCCGCTGTTGCCTTTTTAGGCTCTTCAGCTTTCTTTTCTTCAGCCTTAGGCTCTTCTTTTACCTTTTCAGGCTCAACGGCAGAGGCTTTTTTAGGCTCTTTTACTTCAGTAGCCCATTCGCGAGAAAGAATAGATTTAGCATCTTTTTCTTCTACTTCTACAATTGAACCTTTTAAATTGTTAACTCCATTGATAGTTAGGTTTTGATTTAGTTTTAATTTCATGATTATTTATTCCTTTATTGTTAATTAAGATATAAAAAGCCTACATATCTGCAGGCTTTTTTAATAATTTAAGCTACTGTTGCAGCAAATGTTGCGTTGATGTTGTGTGGAACTGGTAAGTAACGAGACTCAACAACAATTTCAGTATTACCTGTGTGTAAGTCAGGCACTTCACGAACAATAAAGTCTGAATCAATTACAGTATCTTGGTCTTTTAATACACCGTAGTGCAATACACCCATTAGATTTTTCTCATCTAAAAGGATAGCAGAGTTAGCAGGTAACATTGGGTGTTTAACACCTTTTGAGTCTGTGTATTTCTCTGAGTAAACTACAACATTAACTGTACCTAGTGAACCAACATATTTAATATTGCCAATAGTATTGCAAGCTGTTTCCATTTCAGAACCTGATCCTCTTCTTGTATCTAGAGCTTCTTTAATAGATTTATTTTGTCTAAATACAGACCATGCTTTAGGATCTAATACTAATGTTGTCCCATCAGCACCTGATTCATCTTTAATTGCAACATCCCAACCTTCAATTTGATTAACAATATTTAAAGAATCTTTATTTGCTAATGTCCAAGCATCAGCACCTGTTAATGATGTTGATAGGCTTGCAGCTCTTTTAAAATCAATTTCTTTAACTGACTTAGTATCTTCATCATAAGCTTCAACTTTACCTTTAAATAATGCATCTGCTGCCATTTTCTTTTGACGAATTTGAATTGACTCTTTCATTGTTTCAATCATTGCAAGTTTTACTGCTTTAGTATTATCATAAGCACCACCTAGTTTTTGCCCTGATTGTCTTAATAGTACTTTATCTACATCAACAACATCAGATAAACGAGAGAATGCAGCTTGTAAAATTTTAGTTACATGAGCTGTATTAGGTAATACTTTACCTCTTTCTTTATCTGACATTACCGGAGCAATAGCAGGTAGTGAATTATCAATATCTGTTGCAATTTTTTTAGTTGGCTGGCGTGTGGTTTTAGTAAAAAAAGCACCAATTAAGCCCATGCTTTTGTCTTTTACTTGATTAACTACACCTGTTAATACGATTGATTGATTTAACATAGTTTATCTCCCTTATTTTAAGAAAATGCTTCTAACATGAAGAGCTTCTTTAGTTGCTGCTTCATCTGCACCGTTTAAATTACAAGCAAATGTATTAAATTCGCCTGTTGTGTAAACTAAAGCGTCTACATCACCATCTGTTGCATCTGCATCTTCTGCTAAAATATATTTAGCATTTGCAGGTGTTGCAAGATTAATAGCTTTACCAGTAGCAAGTTCAAGAATATCTCCTCTTTTACCAACTGTTCCAGCTTTTAATATAATAGTTTCTGTTAATTGAGGAGTTGAAAGCCCTGCAGTTAACTGGTCTATTGTATGGTCAATAATTTCAGTCATTAAATTACCCTTTCTCTATGATTGAAAATAAGAATTAACTTCAGCTGTGTAGTCATTCTCTTTTGTTTCTGCCTTAGCACCTACTTCAGGGTTTTCAATTTGCCCCATAACTTTATCAAAGTCTGTAGATGCAACTGCAGGAGTTTCTTTTTCTGCTTTTGCTGAAAAATCTTCACTTGCAGCAGTTAGCGTAGCTAATGCTTCAGTTGTTTTCATTGAACTATTAACAAGTGTTGAACCTAACCCTTGTAAATTTAGCTCGCAAGCTTTTGCTGTAATATCTGCAGCTCGTTTAGCAATAGCATTAACATCTACTGATGGTGTAACATCTTTAGCTTCTACCTTTGCTTCAGACTCTACAGCTTGAATTTTTGACTTATCGTTCATTTCAAGTTCCTCTAAAATTGTTTGTAATTCGGAAATTCCATCAACTAACTTCATTTCTAAAGCTTGTTGACCTATGAAAGTTCCACCTTTTGTATTTTCAATAGTTTCAAGACTAATATCGCGATATCTTGAAATATCATTCATAAAGATATCTGCTTGTGTATCCACATCTGCTTGAACTTTTTTACGGCCTTCAGTTGTTTCAACATCAGTTAACTTATCCTTACTCTTTGATGATACAATGTTAATTTCTTTGGTGTTCTCATCTTTATTAATTACAAATGATGCAATAACTCCAATTGATCCAACTGTTGCTGATTTATTTGCATATACCTTACTTGCAGCACTTGCTAAATAATATGCAGCTGAACAGCCATAACCTGAAACATAAGAAATAATGTTTTTTTGATCACGAGCTTTAAAAATAAGATCTGCTAATTCCCCACATCCGTTAACCATTCCACCCGGAGAGTCAATATCAAGAATAATATTTTCAACATCTTTATTTTTTAGTAATGTTTTTAGTTCTTTAGTAATTGAGTCATAAGCACTCACTCCAAAGAAAACATCCCAAAAGCTACCTTTTTTCATTAATGGCCCTCTAATACCTAAAACAACAGTATTATTGCCGTATTGAGTTACATAATTTGATACTTCTTTGCCTTCATATGTTGAATTGCTTAAAGCTTTAAACGCTTGCTCTTCCATCATTAAAGGTATACCGTGATTTTTAGTCATTTACTTTCTCCTTTTTGGGTTCTTCGTTGTTTTCATCTTCATCACTAATAACAGAAACTAAAGTATTACGTTTAATTCCTTTTTCTTCT